TATAATTTAGACCTATGGAGGAGACGATGCACTTTACCACCGCCGCCTTAGCATTTGGCACAGTAATGACTCTTTTCTTCGGGGGAACGATCGCCGCCGTTCTGCCCTGATACGTCCTGATAAATAAAACTGAATATCGTCGGCGCAGACGGGGAGGTGACTGGCACAATCCAGTTGACACCTCCCCTTTTTGTTGGTAGAATAATTGGAGAAAAATCTTGTAAATGTCGGTACAACTTGCGCTATTAAAATCTGGTGAGACAATCATTGCAGATGTTAAAGAACTTATTTCTGATGATAAGATTTGTGGGTACTTGTTTAAAAATCCCCATAAACTTAGTCTTACGGAATCTGTATATCTTACAGAACAAGCAGAAGATGATTCTATTGGGGTGACTTTTACTCCTTGGATTATGTTTACAAATGACACTGAGATTCCAGTTAGACCAGATTGGTTGGTTACTGTTGTGGAACCTGCTGGCGAAATTAAAAAATTGTATGAGGAAAAAGTAAATGGAACAAATAGTGAAGTGTCTTTTACTGAAGAATGACACAGTGTTGATCACTGAAATTGTAGAAGTCGGTGCTGATATTGGAGAACCAGACTGTAAACTTACTAAACCTTTTCGGATGGTAAAGGCAACAAGTGATTCTTATGTATTGGAACCTTGGATTGACTTTTCTCCACAAACTGATTACATGATTAGTTCCGAGAGTATCCTTACTCTTGTAGACCCAACACCTGATTTGCTTTCCAAATATTTTGAGATGATTGCCTGATGCGCTTTTATACAAACGTCCAAATGGTCGGGGACAACTTCCTAGTCCGTGGTTATGAGAATGGTCGCCATTTCATGACTAAGGAGAAGTTCTACCCGACTCTTTTTGTCCCTTCTAAAAGAGAAACCAAATATAAAACTCTGACTGGTGAACCTGTTGAACCAGTGAAACCAGGAACGGTGAGAGAATGTCGTGAGTTTATCAAGAAGTATGAGGGCGTAGATAACTTTAAGATCTATGGAAACACTGGATACATCTACCAATACATTTCTAAAATGTATCCAGAGGAAGAGATTAAGTTTGACACCAACAAGATCAAAATCTCTACTATTGACATTGAGGTTGCATCCGAGAATGGATTCCCTGATGTAGAATCTGCCGCAGAGGAAGTCCTTCTCATTACCATTCAAGATTATTCGACAAAGCAGATTCGCACCTGGGGGCGTGGTCCCTTTAAGAATAAGCAGGAGAATGTCATCTACAAAGGTTTCAGAACCGAGTATGAACTTCTGAGTTCCTTCATTAACTGGTGGATGGAAGAACAAAACATCCCAGAGGTTGTGACTGGATGGAATAGTGAACTATATGATATGCCGTATCTTGTGCGGCGTATTGAGAGGATTCTTGGTGAGAAGTTGATGAAACGACTTTCTCCTTGGGGTCTTGTGACTGAACGTGAAATCTTTATTGCTGGTCGCAAACACATTGCGTATGATGTTGGTGGTATTACTCAACTTGATTATCTTAACCTTTATAAAAAGTTTACATATAAAGCACAAGAGTCCTATCGTCTAGACTACATAGCTAGTGTGGAACTTGGACAGAAGAAACTAGACCACTCTGAGTTTGATACCTTTAAAGACTTCTATACTAATGGTTGGCAAAAGTTTGTAGAATATAACATCATTGACGTGGAACTTGTTGACCGAATGGAAGACAAGATGAAACTCATTGAGTTGGCAGTCACGATGGCATATGACGCAAAAGCAAACTATGCCGATGTATCCTCCCAAGTTAGGATGTGGGATACAATCATCTTCAATTATTTGAAGAAAAGAAACATAGTCATTCCTCCCAAAGAACGTTCAGACAAGGACTCAAAATATGCAGGAGCATACGTCAAGGAACCGATTCCTGGAAAGTATGATTGGGTTGTGTCTTTTGACCTCAACTCTCTTTATCCTCATCTCATTATGCAGTACAACATCTCACCAGAGACCCTCCGTGAGGAAAGACATCCCAGCGCAACTGTTGAGAAAATCCTGAATGAGGACCTGACATTTGAGATGTATAAGGACAATGCGGTATGTGCCAATGGTGCCATGTACCGAAAAGATGTCCGTGGTTTCCTCCCAGAACTGATGGAGAAGATCTATAAGGATCGCACCATCTACAAAAAGAAGATGCTTGCTGCTAAACAAGATTATGAAAAGACTCCTACCAAAGCACTTGAAAAAGAGATTGCCAGATGTAACAACATTCAGATGGCTAGGAAGATCCAACTCAATAGTGCTTATGGTGCTATTGGTAATCAATACTTTCGTTATTACAAACTTGCAAACGCAGAAGCCATCACATTATCTGGACAAGTCTCCATCCGTTGGATTGAGAACCGAATGAATGGATATCTAAATAAGATTTTGCAAACAGAAGGCGAAGATTATGTCATCGCATCTGACACTGACTCAATCTATCTTAATATGGGACCTCTTGTTGATAAATTTCTTAGTAATAAGTCTGACGATAAAACAAAGGTTGTTGCTCTACTTGATAAGATCTGTCAAGACAAGTTGGAACCATTCATCGAACAATCTTATCAGAACCTTGCGGATTACGTTTCGGCATATGAACAAAAAATGATTATGAAGCGTGAGAATATTGCAGAACGTGGCATTTGGACTGCGAAGAAGCGATATATTCTCAACGTGTGGAACAGTGAGGGTGTTCAATACTCAGAACCCAAACTGAAAATGATGGGAATTGAAGCAGTCAAGTCTTCTACTCCTGCACCTTGTCGCAAGATGATTAAAGATGGTCTCAAACTAATGATGAACGGGACTGAGGATGATGTGATTGAATTTATTGATAAATGTCGTAAGGAATTCAAAGAACTTCCACCAGAAGAGATTGCGTTCCCACGCTCTGTATCTGACGTTGTGAAGTACAGATCTAATGCTGACATTTACATCAAAGGAACTCCTATTCATTGTCGTGGAGCACTTCTCTTCAATCACTATATCAAGGAGAAGAAACTGACCAATAAATATTCACTTATCAATAATGGGGAAAAAATTAAGTTTCTCTATCTGAAAAAACCGAATATCATTCAGGAGAATGTAATCTCTTTCATTCAAGACTTCCCAACAGAACTCGGTCTTGACAAGTACATTGACTATGACTTACAATTTGAAAAGAGTTTTGTAGAACCACTCAAGTCTATTTTGGATGCGATTGGGTGGAATGTTGAGAAAACTGTAAACCTTGAACTGTTTTTTGGATAATGAAACTCTTTAAAAGATGTTTTATGCATTGGAGAGAATTGATGTTGTATGATGGAACAGATCTAGAATTTGACCTCGAAGATTATGAAAATGTCTTTTGGGACTATCTAAATTATTCTTATATTAGACCAGAGTGGAGAAAGTAATGGATTTTTTAAAGGATATTGTAAAAGAGATTGGTGACGACTACACCAAACTCGCGGCGGACATTGACGAGACCGAAACATATGTGGATACAGGTTCGTACATTTTTAATGCACTGGTTTCAGGTAGCCTATTTGGTGGTGTATCTGGCAATAAGATTACTGCTATTGCTGGAGAGTCTTCTACTGGAAAGACTTTCTTTTCTCTCGCTGTGGTTAAGAATTTTCTTGATTCTAACCCCGATGGTTATTGTCTCTACTTTGATACTGAGGCTGCTGTCAACAAATCACTACTTGATTCTAGGGGAATTGACCTAAACCGTCTTGTAGTCGTGAACGTAGTTACTGTTGAGGAGTTCCGTAGCAAGGCACTCAAAGCAGTAGACCTATACCTAAAAAAACCTGTAGATGAGCGCAAACCCTGCATGTTTGTGCTAGACTCCTTAGGTATGCTTTCCACTGAGAAAGAGATTACCGACGCACTCAACGACAAGCAAGTTCGGGACATGACCAAATCCCAACTGATCAAAGGTGCGTTCCGTATGCTCACTCTCAAGTTGGGTCAGGCAAACATTCCCATGATTGTTACTAACCACACCTACGATGTCATTGGCGCTTATGTTCCTACAAAGGAGATGGGAGGCGGTTCTGGTCTTAAGTATGCTGCTTCTACTATCATCCATCTCTCAAAGAAGAAGGAGAAAGATGGAACAGAAATCATCGGAAATCTTATCAAGGCAAAGACTGCTAAGTCACGTTTAAGCAAGGAGAACCAAGATGTTACGATACGTCTTTATTACGACGAGCGTGGTCTTGATCGTTATTATGGTCTTCTTGAACTCGGTGAGATCGGTGGACTTTGGAAGAATGTCGCAGGTCGGTATGAAATGGACGGAAAAAAAGTCTATGCTAAGGCAATTCTCAAAGACCCCGAAACCTATTTCACTCCAGAAGTAATGGAGAAACTGGATTCTATTGCAAAAGAAGAATTCAGTTATGGTTGATCTTGGTGATCTTATTCACGTTTATGATGGTGTGTTGGATGAAAAGACATGTGATTTTCTAATAAAAGTTTTTGATGAAGAATCAGAACATCATGAAGTAATTGAGAATGAGGGTAGACCAAATTTTACTCAATTCAATCTTACAGAGAACTGTAATTTTACCGATGAACTCAAAAAGGTTCACAATAGTGTAATCAAAAAAGTTCAGAAGTATCAAAAGGAATACTACAAGTTCGTGGATGCCAGAGTGTTTCCTTCTTCATATGCATTTGAACAATTCAGAATAAAGAGGTATAATACTGGTGGTGAGGATAGGTTTGATACACATGTCGATGTAGCAGACTATTCCTCCGCCAGAAGGTTTCTCTCTTTTATGTTTTATCTGAATGATGTTTCGGAAGGTGGAGAGACAGTTTTTAGAGATAAAAAGATTACTCCAAAGAAAGGATCTCTTTTAGTATTTCCTCCTTTGTGGATGTATCCTCATCGTGGAAATCCTCCTATCAGTAATCCAAAGTATATTATGAGCACTTATTTACATTATAAGTAATGGAAAGAATCGAAACTACAATTCTCAGAAACTTAATACACAGTGAGGATTATTCCCGCAAGGTCATTCCTTTTATTGAACCAACATATTTTGAACAGAGAACTGAGAAGGTAATCTTTGAGGAGATTGCTAAGTTTATTGTTAAGTATGGTTCTGCCATTACAACAGAAGCTCTAAATATTGAGGTTGAGAATAGGACTGATCTAAACGAGGGTGAAATTAAAGAGACAAGAGATATTTGTAACTCATTTACAGACTCTCCAGTAGATCATCAATGGTTGCTAGACACCACTGAAAAGTGGTGTCGTGATCGTGCGATTTATCTTGCCTTGATGGAATCAATCCACATTGCAGATGGTAATGATGAAAAGAAGAATCGGGATGCTATTCCCAGTATTCTTTCTGACGCACTGGCAGTTTCTTTTGACAACAATATTGGTCACGACTACTTACAAAACTACGAAGAAAGATATGAGTTCTATCACAAGAAGGAAGACAAGATTCCGTTTGATCTCGAATACTTTAACAAAGTCACGAAAGGTGGCTTACCTAACAAGACTCTTAACATCGCGCTTGCTGGTACAGGTGTCGGCAAGTCTCTATTCATGTGCCACGTCGCTAGCTCCGTGCTGCTCCAAGGACGGAACGTTCTCTACATTACAATGGAGATGGCAGAAGAGAAAATTGCTGAGCGAATTGATGCAAACCTCCTGAATGTTCCTATTCAGGATTTGGCAGATCTTCCCAAAAAGACTTTTGAAACTAAAGTTAATAAGTTGGCAGCAAAGACACAGGGCACTCTTATAATTAAAGAATACCCGACTGCATCAGCACATAGTGGACACTTTAAAGCACTTCTTAATGAACTTGCACTTAAGAAGTCATTTAGACCTGATATTATTTTCATTGATTACCTTAATATATGTGCTTCCTCCCGCTATAAGTCGGGTATGTCTGTCAATTCATATAGCTATATTAAAGCTATTGCAGAGGAGCTTAGAGGGTTGGCTGTTGAAGCAAACGTCCCTATCGTATCTGCCACGCAGACCACTCGTTCTGGTTATGGTAGCAGTGACGTTGAGCTTACTGACACTTCTGAATCCTTTGGTCTCCCTGCTACTGCTGATCTTATGTTTGCCCTTATTAGCACAGAGGAGTTGGAACAACTTGGACAACTTATGGTGAAGCAGTTGAAGAATCGCTACAATGATCCTACGATTTATAAACGTTTCATCGTAGGTATTGACAGAGCTAAGATGAGACTGTATGATTGTGAACAGTCTGCCCAGACTGACATACTTGACTCTGGACAAGAAGACGAGTATGATTATGAAGAAACCAAACCTAAAAAATCGTTTGAAGGATTTAAATTTTAATGGAACGACATATTGATTTTGAACGCTACGAAAAATTTGTTGATGCGGTTACTAGCGATGCCTCTACAGATTTTCTCGCTCTTTCCGACCGCCTTGTTGCCCTTGACGAGAAGGGTGCCAATATTGAGCGACTTCTTACTGCAGGCGTTGGTATTAATGCTGAAGGCGGGGAGTTTCTTGAAATCATCAAGAAGATGGTTTTCCAGGGAAAACCTTGGAATGACGATAACCGTGAGCATCTTATTATTGAACTCGGTGATCTTATGTGGTACGTTGCTCAAGCCTGCATGGCACTCGATGTCTCATTCGATGATGTGATTGCCACCAACGTTAAAAAACTTGAGAAGCGTTACCCAGAAGGAACCTTTGATGTTTACTTCTCTGAAAACCGTGCTGCTGACGACCGATGACTGATAAGAAAGTAACCGTAGAAATGGACGTGTTCTCTGCCGCCGCAGTTCGCCAAGTCCTCTTTGAAGCACAAAAAGGATATGGTACTGAATACGTTCCTGCCCGTGTTGGTAGTATCCGTCAGGTTGTTCTAGACCTTGACGATGCCATCAGTGCCGTGGTAGAATCTGACTAACCCTTCGGGGTTTTCTGGGGAATTAGCACAGATGGTAGTGCGCCTGCTTTGCACGCAGGAGGTCAGCGGTTCGAATCCGCTATTCTCCATTCTAAATAAAAATAAAAAATGTCAATGAACGATCTGATCCAGTTAAATCTGGCATTAAATGAGTTTCAGGCAAATAAGGAAGTTGATGATATTATTGAGGTTAAAAATGCTGGAGCAAAAGTAGTTGCTTATGAAATAAAGTCTAAAGATAGATCGAAGACGAGAGACGATGTAGAAGCAGCATTAAAAAAGTATAGGGTAGGAACTGTTACTACAGATTTGATGGCAATGTCTTCATTTGCAGTTACTAACTGCAAATCTGGGCAAATGACATATAGATTTATCTATAAACCTATTAGGGGTGGAATGTCTCAAACTACCTTGAATGCAAGTATAACCGAATTATTTCCATGTATTGCCTTTGAGACAGGAATTAAATCAAATCAAATTAAAAACGTTAAAGATTTTTATAACAAGATTATAGAAAATAATTCTCCAAATTTAAATTGTTATTTGAATGCTAAAGATGCTGCTGCTGGAAAGGAATTTATTGATAAAGCAGAAACTGGAAAATTTCAGGAAAAAGTTCAAAATGCAATCAATGTTTTAAGATGGATAGAATCAGTTAATAAGAAGCATCCAATAGAAAAAGTATATTGGGGATATAGAGCAAAACCTCAAGGAGTAATGGCAAATCATCCTGGAGACATTTTTTTATATTTTGGGACTATAAAAGGAAAAAAACAAATTCTAGGTGTTAGTCTTAAAGCAGGTGGCGAGACTACTGATGAACCAAAATTAAACACTTATGTGAAACCAATTTTTGATTTTTATGGAAAGACTAGTGACTATGAAAAATTAAAAGATAAACTTTGGCCACAATATGCAGTCATTCCTGGAATTACTGATGATGATAAAAAGTTGTGGGGAACACAAGCACTTGCCAGAAAAACATATGCATTTGAACAACAAGATGAACAAACATACAATGAGTTATACGATAAAAATTTAGAAATCATTAAAGATGAATTGATAAAACTACTTAACAGCAATTTTTCAAAAACTAAATCTTGGCTTCTTGAGAAGGTGGCACAGCAACAACAAGATGTTCCTCTAGTTGTTGTAAAAACAACAATGAGAACTGCAAGGAGAGATAAGTCTAGTGATCTTCTTGTTGAGGCTCTTGCTGCTGCTGATAAAATCATTGCTAGTAAACCAGAAGGAACGAGTAGATCTAAACAGGCGTGGAATATTGTATTAGATGATGGAATTACGGTTCAATTGGATTTTACAACTAGAACAAACAAAGTTGGTGCCATGCACAAAATGGGACAATTTTCTAATCTTGCAGTAAAATTTAATAAAGTGAAAAAGAAATGAACCCACAAATTATCGAACTATTACAGTCCTTTGAGACTGACTCAAAGACACCGAAAAGGAAGTATAATGATTTCCTCTCTCACGTCTATATGACTTTTGATAAACACATCTCATTGTGTAAGTCAGATAAGATGATGAATAAATATAAGAAAATGAGGAATAGTGTCCTCAGTTACATTGTTGCAAACGAAAAATCTATAATTAAGAAACTGAGTAAGTAATGAAGAATTTCTTCCAATTTTTATCTGAATCTGCAGCACAACAGGCAGCACGTCTTGGTCTCGAAGGCGATGGTCACGGTGGATGGTATAAGGATGGTGAGTTTGTTGCGAAGACAGATAAGGGAAGACTGAAGTTTTATAATAAGAGACAGAGAGTTGGTCAGCAAGATCCTCCACAGACTGATAAGGAAAAAAGACTTTCTGCGACAACCTCTGAACCAGCACAACAAGAACCTGCACCACAACCACAGGCACAGGAACCACCTGCACAAGAAGGTCCACCACCAGTAGAAAAAACCAAAGGAACACTGACCGTTGCATTTGGTCGTTTCAATCCACCAACCACTGGTCACGAAAAACTTTTAGACACAGTGGCATCAAGTTCTGATGATGGTGACTATATTATTGTTCCGTCTAGAACACAAGATAAGAAAAAGAATCCATTAGATGCCGATACCAAAGTCTCTATTATGAGACAGATGTATCCGAATCACAGTGAGAGAATTGTAAATGATCCACAAAACCGCACCATCTTTGATGTGCTCAAGAAGGCACATATGGATGGATATGCTGGTGTAAGAATTATTGGTGGTGGTGATCGTGTAGCAGAATTTGAAAAACTTTCTGGTAATTATAACGGAAAACTTTATCAGTTTGATAATCTAGAAGTTCGTTCGGCAGGTGACAGAGATCCTGATAGTGATGATGTTTCTGGAATGTCTGCATCAAAACAGAGACAGGCAGCAGCAGAAGGAGACTTTGCCACATTCCGTAAGGGTGTTCCTGCTTCTATGAATAATAAGCAGGCAAGGGAACTTTATAATACTCTTCGTGCCGCAATGCAAATCAAAGAAGGTTGGAACACCTGGGAGATTGCACCTAAGTTTGATTGGATTGGGTTACGCGAAAACTTTATTTCCAATAAGATCTTTAATATTGGAGAATTGGTAGAAAACTTGAATACTGGACTCGTTGGTAAGATTATTCGCAGAGGCACTAACTATCTGATTTGTGTAACAGAAGACAATATTATGTTCAAGTCTTGGATCAAAGATGTGATGGAAGCAGTCAAAAATAGCGATGCACCATCAGGAGTTCCTGCCGATCAGAGACTTGTTGGGACCGATGCTCATAGGAAGTATGTTGAGAAAATGGTTCCTGGAAGTGAATGGGGAAAGCAATTTATAAATAAGTATAGAAAAAAGTAAGAATTATTAGATCTTCCAATGAGTAAGCATATTTCTGAGGAGTCCAAAGGACCACGTAAGGGTCATGCGGCAGGAGATACTAGCATTGAGCAACAGGCATCTCAACTTGCTTCTGATATTAAGTATAAGGCAAGACAAAAGATGAAGGGCGCATCAGGATCCAGTTTGAGTCCTGGTCAGGTTCAGGCACTTTATAGATCTTTGTTGAATTCTTCACCTGCTCCTAGTGGTGTTAAGGCAATCGTCAAGAAGAAGTTGTTTGGTGAAGAAATTGATCGTGGTGAGAAACTTGTAGCAGAGATATTAGAAAATAAGACTTCTACTGTATTGGGAAGAGTATTTGTAGAAGGTGGTGGACAGAAGGTAGAAGTAGAAGAGATTGAAGAAGCAGCAGATCAAAAGTTTGTTATTCGTGTAACTGATAAGGCAACGGGTAATACCTCATACAGAAAAGCAGATCGTGCTAAGATTGCTGAACTGAGAGCAAATAAGAATATCGCTTCTGTTGAAATCACTGGAAGAAAAAAAGCAGACGATGCTTATGGTGAGAAGCATGAAAAGAAGTATGGTCCCGCAAAAGGTAAGAACACCGTCGGTGATAAGGACGGAGACGGAACCAAAGAACCAGATCGTCATGAGTATGCTGGTGTAAAGGACCGTGCCATTAAGAAGGCAATGGCAAAAGAAGAAGTCATTTATGAAAAGGAAGAATCTGGTGAGAAGAAACTTGATGTAATGAAGGGTAAGAATACCGTCAAGGTTAATCCAACTATTGGTGAAAGTATTCGTGCCGAACTTGATGCTCTGAAAGCACAAAAGGTTGAAGAAGCAGCAGCTGCAATGAAGGCAGCAGGTCCTTCTGACGAAGAAAAGAAGCAACTTATGAATAAGGATAAGATGCTGAAGAAAAAGATTATGATGCAGAAGCAGGTAATGCAGATGCAAAAACAAGGAAGACTCCCTCTGAATTATAATGAAGAAGCAAAGGTCTGTGAAAAGTGTGGTAAGTCACCTTGCGAATGTGATAATGAAGATAAAAGAGAAGAACCAACAAAGGCAATGCTCTTCAAGAATAAGTTGAGAGCAAGAGGCATTCAGGTTGCTGGTCTTTCAATCTCACCAAGAAATATGAAGACCTATGATGATCTCGGTGAATCAGCAGAAGACCGCGCAAGAGATGAGCATCAAATGCGTGGCGGAATGGCTGCCCGCAAAGATTATGATCGTCCACCTGCCAAGAAACTCTCCAATAAAGAACTCGGTATTAGAGACTTTACCCCTGCTGAAAAAGCAAAAAGGGCAAAGGAGATGGCAGCACACCTCAAAAAGATGAAGTGATATGCCAGCAGTATCTAAAGCACAACAACGGTTCATGGGTATGGTCCATGCCGTTAAGAAAGGAGATATGCCTGCACCTTCTGCCGAAGTTGCACAGGCAGCAGCATCTATGAAAAAGAAAGATGCTAAGGACTTTGCCTCTACTAAGCACAAAGGTCTTCCTGAAAAGAAGAAGGTAGAAGAGGGTGTTGGTTTAGAACTTGCCCGAGCGATTGATAAGACCAAACCACCTCTTGGACGCGCCAGTCTGAGAAGAAAGGTTAGTGATTCTCTCAAAATGGGCGCTGTTAAGAAAGACATGGAAAAGAGAAAGAAGTCTTTCAGTGAGTTTCAGAAAAGAGTAGAAGCAGCAAAAAATAAAAAATAAGTTCCTATATATTGATAGATAATTGGTATCTATTATGTTAGGATTTTTACTTCCAATCGCAGCAAAGGTAATTCAAGATG